TAAGTTTACTAATACTAATATAAAATCACATTGTAAGGAAGAAGCAGAAGTTAATGGTAAACCTGTATGGTCTTCCATAAATCCAAAAGAAATAGTAATTCCAGTTAAAAATTTAGGTAAATATACTATTTGGAAAGATGGAATATGGGCCATTAAACAAGAAGTAGATCAGGATGCTGTATGTGATCATTGTAAAGACACTTTTTATGACGGAAGTGTTAATACAGGGCCACATAATTTATGTGAAGGTAGGCATTGTAAAGAAGCTACAGGGTCATATTTAGAGGATAACCCTATAATTGTAGGAACTGCTGGAGAAATGAATGTAGATGGTCTTTCATCATTTATGTTGTCAAATTGGAAAGAAATCCGACCAGTTAGTTATATGGTAGGAATAGATCCTTATACTAATAAAGCAGATATTTCTGATATTTTTAAATCAAAAAAGAAATCTATGAATTATGAAACATTTAAATCACAAAAACCTGAAAAACTATATGAAATAAAGAAAAATAATAGTATATTTGTATAAAAAATATGCAAGAAGAATGGAAACAAATTAATGGTTTTGAAGATAAATACCTTATTTCAAATAAAGGAGAAGTAAAATCATTAAAAAATAATATTATATTAAAATCTTTTGATAATAAAAGAGGTTATTTACAAGTTACTATTCAAAAAGAATCTAAAAGATTTGCTCGTAAAATACATAGACTCGTAGCTATACATTTTATACCTAATCCATTAAATTTACCTCAAGTCAATCATATTGATGGAATAAAAACTAATAATAATGTAACTAATCTTGAATGGTGTGATAATACATTCAATGTTAATCATGCTATTAAATTAGGTTTAGTAAAGAAAAGATTTGGTAAAGATCATCATAATTCTAAAAAAGTAATTAATACAATTACAGGAATTATATATGATTCAATTAAATTAGCATCTAAAGATTGTCCGTTTGGATGCTGTTATTTAGCAGAAATGCTTGGAGGACGTAAAACAAATAAAACAAATTTTAAATTTTTAAAAAATTAATCATGTCAAACGAAATCAAAAAAGGTCAATTATTTATTAAAGAAGTTCTTAATCGTCTTACTGGTGATAACACTGAAGCTCTTGCAGCTAAAATTAGTAGAAAAGCTATTTCGGCAGTTGAAGGACAATTAGCCAGTCTTAACTCTAAAAAAGTAGATTTAGAAAATACTTTAGAAGAAGCAGAAGAAAACTTAGCAAATGCTAAATACCCTACAACTGTATTTAGTAGTAATGAAAGTTATATTTCTACTATTCTTAATAATCAAAAACATGTAGATCAAGCTACTGAAAATCTTGAAGCTACAAACAAAGCAATTGAATATTTTAATGAATTATTAGCTAGTTTTTAATTTCACGCCCTGTATGTAGAAATATGTACAGGGCTAAATTTTATATTATGTGGAAGAAAAAATATTATAAATATTATGATAGTAAGATTTATCATATATGGGTTTATTATTATAAATAATTAATTATGCAAACAATAAATGAATTTATAAGAACACATCCTTATTTAAATACAGAAGAACTATTAAAAGTCTATGGAGAATTAGTAGTGGATGAATGTGTTGAAAAAGCAACTTTATCATATCGTCAAATTGATAATAAAGGGTTTACTTTTGTCGCAACAAAAGAATCTATTCTTAATCTTAAAAAACTATTAATATGACACATTTATTAATTCCTATAAAAGATATTGAAGAAAGAATTAAAGAGTATCAGGAGCTTAAAAAATTTGGTTATAGTGAACAAGATGCCTCTAGGTCTATCCATGAATTAAATTTAATATTAAATATGAATAAACAAATATCTCTTAATGAAGAAGATATAGAAGAAAAAGCTAATGCTTCATTTATATGTGGTTCATTAGCACCAGTTGGTAGTAGAGATAGATCTGAATGTGAATTAAGAAGACATGGTTATATTCAAGCTTTAACTGATTTATTATGAGCGGACTATTAAAACAAATAGGAAAAGACTTATTCATTAAGGATGGAGAAAATTATATCCCTATACATCCTAATTCATATATACAATGTAAATTAGGATGTATTTATGAATTTGTGTATATTACTATAGAAGGAATTAAATATGCAGAATTAAAACAAAAGTTATGAAAAATTTATTTGTTTCTTATAAATTAGCTTTATTAGCTAAATAAAAAGGATTTTAACTAAATTTAATTATCAACAATTAATAGATTTGGTAGTTTCAATTATTTTACATATATTTGTAATAAAATATGTAATATGATAGGAATCTACAAAATTATATCTCCTTCTAAAAGAATTTATATAGGACAATCTATAGATATTGAAAAAAGAAAGCAGGATTATAAGTATAATAAATGTCAAGGACAAATAAGATTGTTAAAATCCATTAACAAATACGGATGGCTTGCTCACAATTTTATTATATTGGAAGAATGTCCTTTAACTCTTTTAAATGAAAGAGAAAGGTATTGGCAAGATTATTATAATGTACTTAGTTATAAGGGTTTAAATTGCAAGTTAACTAAAAGTGCAGATAAATCAGGAGAATTATGTAGTATTACTAAATCCAAAATAAAAAATGCCTTATTAGGTAAGAAACACTCCGAGCAAAGAAAAATAAATCAAAGTAAAGCTCAAAAAGGGAAGAAAAGAAGTCAATCTCATAAAGAAAATTTAAAACAAGCAGCTATTAAAAGATGTAATGGTAATGTAGACTTTCTTTTAAAGAATATCAGAAAACCTATAGAGCAATACTTAAACAACATTTTAATTCAAACTTATCCATCTGCAAGAGAGGCTCAAAGACAAACAGGAATAGATATATCGTCTATTACAAATTGTTGTAATGGAAAGAAATATTATAAATCAGCAGGAGGATTTGTATGGAAATATAAAACTATTGAAGAAGCATTTAAATTAATATAATTATGAATAATAACTTAAATGAGGATTACTGTAGTTTTGAAATAAGTAAACTTCTAAAGGAAAAAGGCTTTGATGTAATTCATACAAATTTAGTTAAACATAATGGACAAAATTATTTTGCACCTACTCATTCTCTTACTATTAAATGGATAAGAGAGAATTTTATTCCAAATTATTTCTTAAATTTTTTTCCTTACATTAACAGAAATAAATTAATGTTTGAAATAAGAATAAATGGTCATCATTTTAGAAGTTCTGGCCATAAAACTCCGGAAGAAGCAACAGAAACGGCACTTTTATACACATTAAAAAATCTTATATGATAAATTCATTAACACCTACAATAAGAAGACCAAGAATTGTTGTAGAAGAAAATAGTAAAAGAATTAAATTTTTTAGTAATGGAGCATATAAATATACTCCTTCTGATGAATACCTGAGAAAATATACAAAATATAAATTGAAACTTGTAAAATAAATTTGGAAATCTAATTAATATGTTTTATATTTGTAGTATAAAATATATTACAATGGTAAAAGAAAAAGACATATTAATTAGAGTATCTTTTGAATTAAAAAGGAAAACACAAGAAAAAGCTAAAAGTTTAGGATTATCCACTTCAGCATTCATTAGAACCTTAATAATGAAGGAGGTAGGAAATGAATAGAACTTGTGTAATTTATAAAATAACTTCTCCTTCTGGTAAAATTTATATTGGAAGTACACTTGATGTAAAAAAAAGATTTGGGTTTTATGAAAAATTAAAATGTAAATCACAAATTCGTCTTTTAAATTCTTTTAAAAGTCATGGATTTATTAATCATAAAATTGAAATAATAGATCAATGTTTTGAATCGAATAGAAATATAAAAGAATCATATTGGGGAATGTTATTTGATGTATTAGGAAAAAATGGACTAAATTGTAGATTACCTAGTAAAGATCAAACTTACCCTTCATGCAGAAAAGAACAATGCGAAAAACAAAGTAAATTTATGAAGGGCAGAAAACATTTATTAGGGCATAAACACACAGAAGAAACTAAATTAAAAATCAGTTTAAAATCAAAAGGTAAAAATAATGGTAATTTTGGTAAAAAACATACTAAAGAACAATCTTTACAACAAAGTATTAGACAGAAAGGTTTAATGGTTAGAGAAAAGCACGCTCTTGCTAGAAAAGTAATTGATCAATCATCTAATAAAATTTGGAATTGTGTTAAAGATTGTGCAGATGAATTAAAAATTAAATATTCAACACTAGTTAGTCAATTAAATGGTACTAATTCTAATAAAACAAATTTAAAATACTATGAAAACTAACTATATTATATGTAAAGAAAATAATAAACAAAAATTTATTGATTTAGGATTTAACAATTTTTGTGAATTAGAGGAAATGCAATTAGAATCAATTATATATTTTGATTTCGAAACCACAGGTCTTTTTGCTAAAAAAGATGATGTGTTTTGTTGTCAAATATCTAATGGTATTGATTCAAATTATTTAATAGTATTATATGACGAAAATTATTCTTTTTATGATGTTATTCCTTATATAAAAGATAAAATTATTTGTGGGCACAATATCCTTTTTGATTTAGGATTTATGTATAAATACAATTTTTATCCTAAGCAAGTTTTAGATACTATGTTAGCTTCAAAAATTTTATATAATGGTCAATTTGGAATTCGTCATGATTTAGGAGCTGTCTTTAAAAAAGAATTAGATATATATTTAAATAAAGCAGAACAAAAATTTATTCATTTAATTAAATTAAGTCAAAAATCAACTATAGATTATAGTTTTTTAGATGTTAATGAATTAAAAGAACTTCATGATACCTTAAAAGCTAAAATAATAGAAGGAGGATTTGAAGAAACTTATAATCTACATTGCAGATATATTAGAGCTTTAGCTTATATGGAGCAATGTGGACTTGCTATATCTTCTAAGGCTTGGAAAGCTAAAATGGAAGAGGATGAAAAAAATGTATTAAAATATCAGAGTGAAATAAATGAATATATATTTGATAAACTTCCAAAATTTAGAGATGCTCAAATAGATATGTTCAATACAGAGAAAAAGATTAAAATTTCTCTTACTTCCCCCCTACAAATGGTAAAGGTATTTAATGAATTAGGAATACCCACAAAAGATAAAGATGGAAAGGATTCTATTGGAGAAGATATTATAAGTAAGAGTAAACATGAATTTGTGAAGCTTTGGCTTAATTTTCAAGAGGCTAATCATAGAGTAAGCACATTTGGTAAGAGTATTTATGATAAGATATTGGATGAAAGAATTTATACAAACTTTAATCCTATGGTGGATACTGCCAGACTTTCATGTAGGAAGGGTAGTATAAATTTTCTTAATTTTCCCAGAGATAAAGAAACAAGACAATGTTTTGTTGCTAATCCCGGAAATGTTATGATTGTTTGTGACTATAGTGGTCAGGAGAATGTTATATCAGCCGATTTTACAGGAGACAAAGCTATGACTGAAGCTGTAATTAATAATGCTGATCTTCATTGTATGCTTGCCAGAGTATTATTTCCAGAGGTAGCTGAACTTTCAGATGAAGAAATAATGAGAGATCACAAGGAAAAAAGACAGGAAAGTAAAAGTCCTAGATTTGCTATGTCTTATGGTGGTAATGCTTATACAATTCATGTAAATGAAGGTATTCCAATGGAGAGAGCAACAGAAATTGAGAATAATTATAAAGAACTTCATTCTGGTATATATGAATGGGGAGAAAAAGTATTGGAACAAGCAATTAAGGATGGTTATATATCTTCTGTGGCTGGATGGAGACTTTATCTTCCAAAATTTGATATATTCTCAAAACTTCATAGTAATATTCAATCTATCTCTCGTCAAGAATGGGGAATATATAAAGAAGGAAAGCTTGAATATAAAAGAAAACAAGCTAATCCTGATTATATTATAAAAAAAGAACATTCTTATAACTATTACAAGTCAAATAAGACAAATGTCTCTAATTATTTCAAATTGAAATCGGAATATTCTCGTCTTTCACTTAATTCACCAATTCAGACCTGCGGTGCACATCAAATTAAATTAGCAACTTGTCTTATGTTTGAGTGGATAGAAAGGAATAATCTACTTGGAAAAGTTCTTATTGATAACTCTATCTATGACGAATTAGTTTTAGAATGTGAGGAACATCTTGCAGAAGTAACATGTAAAGCTCTTTCAAAATATATGCAGGAGGGAGGAAATTATTTTTTAACCAAATTAAAAATACAAGCTGACGCTCATAGTGGAGAAAGTTGGTATAAAGCAAAATAACATGAATCAATCAATAGTATTTGCCCATTACAAGAATAATGAGCTTTTAGGATACATAGCTGATACTTTTGGCACATTATTAAAAGATGCAGCCAAAATCTATACATATTCTCCAGAACAAGTAGAAACAGTATTAAAGAATATTAATTATACTCTTGGGGAGAAAAAAGAAAATCTCGGAGAAGTATTAACAAAACAAGGTATTGAAGCTGTGGATATGCAAGGAAATAGTTTAAATTCTTTCATAACACAAAGGGAGGAAGAAATATACAAACAAGGACAAGATGCGGGAGCTTTTGAAGTTAGAGTATTAAAATGTCCAGAGAAGATATATGAAAAAAATTTTAATGTAGAAACAGCTACATGGGAAACTTCTCCTTGGGTATGTATCCATTTGAAGAGATGCAGGTATGGCTTCAGCATCCTGAAGATCATGAATGTATAGAGACACATTATTTTAGTAAAGTAGGAAAAATAAATCAAAATTAATATGTTACCAAAAAGATTTAAAGTTAGATGTCAATTGAGAAGTATTCAACAAGCAGAAGTAATGAATTTCCACAGAAATAAGAAATATATGACTCAACCATATGAAGGATTTGGTGTTTGGTCTTATATTGGAATAGGGACTGATAATGAAGAAGGGCTTAATATATTTCATAATTCAGATGATTTTGAAATAAAAGATTTTCCAGAATATTCATTTGAAGAATGGAAAGAATTAAGTAGTTTTCCAAAGAAATGGTATGTATGTCCAGAAACAGAAGAAAATCTTAGCTTGATTAAAAAATATTTAAATAAATTTAAGAATCATACTATCACTTTTAAGGATAATGCATATGATTGTGAAGGAAATTACTACAGTCATGAAACTCATGTATCTTCTAATTACACAAAAATTACAATGGAACAATTTAAAAAACATATAATGAAACAGACTCAAGTGATAGTTGGTTATAAATGTCCTATAGATTTATTTGATGGGGAAATTAAGGTAGGAGAAGTTTATAAAGCTTGTTTTAACAAAAATTATTATGAGCCTAGCTCTGTATCCGAAATTGATGGATTAGAGCTTCCAAAGGAGATTGTAGAAACATGGGAACCTGTCTACGAAAAAGAAGCTGTAAAAATGACAATTGGTTCTAATGAAGTAGAAATTACTATTACAGATGTATTTACATTTCGTAATAAAGAAACAGCTACAATTGAACAAGTAAAAAGTACATTTAATGCATTTTCAAAGGGGGAAAATATTGGAAAATATGGTGTAGGTATTGTAGATGAAGAACAAAAAGTAATTCGCATTGGTTGTAAGGATGAAGATAATAGAGTATCTTTGGAAGAATTAAGAGTTTTAATTAATAAATATCAAGAAATAAATGGAAACTAAAACAGGAGATATTGTAGAATGCATTAGTACAGAAGGATTTTCTCAAGATTCAAAAAATTATTTATTAGAAGTTGGAATAAAGGTTGGTGATAAATTGATAGTTGGTTATATAGAAGAATATTCAAGTAAATTAGTAGCATATAGATTTATTAACCCCTCCGATTTTTTACATCCATCTACTTCTTTCAAAAAAATAGAATTAGTGGGTATTAAATTTAAGGTTAATATAGATCCAACTGAATATCTTATTTCTTCTGAAGAAAAAGGTATATTCACTGTTTCTTGGAAAACACCTTATTCTGGCAAAACAACATATAATAAAGAAACAATTTTAAAACATTTTAATGCAGGTAATTGGGTAGAAATTAAAACACAAAATATGAAAGAAATTATAGGATACAAATTAAGCAAACCAGAATATTTTAAAGCAGCTTCAGAAATAGCTGATGATACAGAACAATGGAATAGTAATTTACAGAGGGATGGATGGATGTTTAGCAATGATTGTTTTAATCAAAATGCTTTAAAGGAAGCAGGAGTATTAGATCTCTGGTTTAAACCGGTTTATAAATCAGAAGAAGTAGTAATAGAATTGGGGGCTCCTCTTAGAAAATTTACTATTTCTAAAAATTTAATAGTTATGGTGGATGGAGATGGTCAAAAAAGGGAATTTACTCAAACTGATGTAGATAATATACGAAAACTATTTTCTACAAAAGAGTTTAAAACTTTTATTTATTATCCTAAAGAAATACAATTTGGGTGTTCATCCGGAACATCCTTAACAGAAAAGGATGTTATTACTTTACAAACAAAACAAGCAGAATTATGAAAGTATTAGGAATAGAGTCATTCAGATATGCTGGCGTTTGGGCATTTGATAATGTTGAATTTGGACTTAAAAACGAATTATTTGTAGGAGGAGCAGAAACATTCATTGATAAATTTGCAGGAAATTCAGATAGAGTGGGGATTCAATTCTCCACTCTTCCATTTCCCGGACATATGGCTAAGGTAGAATATGTTGAAGGAGAAAGAACTTCTGGTACATATTATAAGGCTGAGGATGGGCATATTTTATGGTTATGTGGTGTTTTAAGTATGTACTTTGAAGAAACTCCTAAGATTATTTATGTTTCAATTAGACCCATTTCTGAACATCAGAAAATTGAATTATAGTGGTAATAAATAGTGAAGATTATGAGTATGAAGCAAAAAAAGACTATATTTACATTTTAGAAGCAGAAATAGATTTAGAAATAGAATTAAATAGACCAGAATATGGAAAAGTTAATACCTTACAAAACATTTATGTCTCACAAGATACAGAGACGTAAAGGAAAAGTAATATTTGGATGTGGCTCTGTTACTGTTAATCAAAGTGATTTACTTTTGGTGGCGGAATATTTAGAACTTAGGAAGAAATATGAATATGCTCTTAAAAGATTAGTAAATGAGTGGAAAAATTATAGATGGGCTAAAGGTGAAGAGGATATAATTAAACTTGGAGCTAAAAAACTTAAAAAAATAGCAGGATGAAAATAGGAAATTATTTTAAAGGTAGAATTGAAGATTATGCAGTAACAGGTAGGATTTCAGAAGAAATTGATTCTAATCATTTAGTTGCTGTATTTGATAATGAATATGTTGATGATTATGCTCACCCAAAAATTAAATTTGGATTTGCAGATTGTGCTGACATAGATAACTTTGAAGAAATAGAGATTATTACTAAAAGAGAATTTGATAGATTAAAAGTTAGCCCTTTATACACAGAATTTTTAAATTATCAAGTTAGAGTAGTTAAAGGGATTTCTCCAGATAAAGATTTATTTAAATTCGGATGTGGAGATGTGTCTTTAAGAAGATACCAGATTAGGGGTTTTCTTAAAGCATTAAAAGCAATTCCAAAAGAAGAGTTTACTAATTTTATGAATATATTAGATGAAATTAGAAATCAAGGAGATTCTATTGAATTAGGAAGCATAAAAGATATTGAAGCTTTATTAAAATAAATTATGAATTATAATAAATGGAAAAATCTTAGTGATGAAGGGTACAGTAGTGATGCTGTATCCCTTCTTCAATTTATTAAGGATGAAGAAGAATTGGATGAAAGTCATATGAAAACATCTTCTATACTCTCCTTATTAAGTAGAAAACAATTGGTGAATGAAGGAAAACTTACAGTGCTTGGACAGGAATTATTGGATAGCTTAGATTTAGATGAGTTAGCCCCTATAAAACAAAAAGCTATTTCAAAGTTTGATGAGTGGTGGAAAATCTATCCGGGAACTGATGCATTTGTTTATGAAGGACAAACATTTTCAGGCACACAAAGTAAGAGAACTAAAAAAGATCTTTGTAAATCTCACTTTAAGAAAGCTGTAAATAATGGAATATCTGAGGAGGATATAATAAATGCTACTAAGTTTCACGTGGAACAAGCTAAAAAATTATCCTTAAAAAAAGGTAATCAATTAAGCTTTATAGCCAATTCAGAGAGATATTTGAGAGAATCTATGTATGAACCCTACATAGAATTAAGTAAAAATGTAATTAAAGAAGAAACTTTTAAATCAAATGTAATATGACAACAGCAGAGTGTATTGAACAAATAGCAACAGATTTAAATATACAAACGCAAACTTTAGTAACTGTTTTAATGGATGAATTCGAGAATACTTTTAGAGTAAATCAAGAAAAATTAGATGAATTGTATGATGAATTTGTAAATTAAATTATGGAAGGAAAACATATAAGTGAAGCTAGTAAAGAAGCATTACAATTAATTGAAGATAGAAGAGATGGAATAGTACAACCCTTAGTAACTACATGGCCTAAGCTTAATACAGCCACTATGGGAGGACTTGAATGGGGAACTATGACTACCATAGGAGGTTTATCTGGGGCTGGAAAAACAGCATTTGTAGCTCAATTATATAGGAAACTTCATGAACTAAATCCTACTCAGGAGTTTATAATACTTTTCTTTACATTTGAAATGACTGCTGCAAAGCTTATTCTTAGGGATATTATAGCAAATACTCAAATATATAGGGAATATCTTCTTTCAACCTTAGGACATAAAATATCCCTCCAACAATTAATAAGTGTAGAAGCTTTTCTCGAGAGTATTAAACATTTAGATATATATTTCATAGAGAAAACTAAAACTCCAGAGGAATATATTGAAACTTGCAGAGCCTATTACAAAAAATATGGAAAGAAAGTAGTAGCCGTAGGAGATCATAGTCTTTTATTTGAAGGTATTAATGAAGATAATGATAGGGGAATGCTTGTAAGACTTTCAAAAGCTATTGTCAGAGTTAAAAATGAAGGATGGAGTATGCATATTCTTCTCTCTCAATTAAATAGGGAGATAGAACAAGCAACAAGAAGAACACCCTGTAGTCCAATGAATTATCCAGATAAATCTTGTTTATTTGCTTCTGATGCTTTATTTCAAGCTTCAGATTATGTTTTTATCATTCATAGACCATATCTCCTTAAATTTGTAGGAGATACTTACGGCCCGGATAAATTATCCACAAATATTACAGATGTTTATATTCATGGTATAAAATTACGAGAGGGTGTTCAATTTATATTAAAAATGGTAGCGGATTTTAAACACATGTGTATTCTTGAAAATTAATATAAAAAAATTTGGTATTTTCAAATATTTTTCTTAGATTTGCATTATGACAAATGTTAAAAGAAAATCTGATAGAATACCGGGTATATATTGCATATTAAATAAAATTAATAATAAAAAATATATTGGAAGTACAAAAAATTTATATTCAAGAATAAAAGAACATAATAATAATTTATTAAAAAATAAACATCCTAATAATCATTTAAAAAAATCTGCTCAATTATATGGGGCAGAAAATTTTGATATTTTTATATTAGAAAAATGCGAAGAATTTATATTAACAAAAAGAGAACAATTTTGGACAGATTTTTATGATTCTACAAATAAAGAAAAAGGATATAATAAGGTAAAAGATGTAGTAAGACATTCTGGTTGGACTATTTGTGAAGAAGGTAGAGCTAATATGTCTAGAAGCCATCTTGGTAAAAAATTTTTATCAAAAGAACAAATTAGATTAAATGCAGAAAAATGTATGAAAAAAGTATATCAATATGATAAAAATAATAATTTTATAAAAGAATATGAATCTATTAAACAAGCTGCTAAAGAAAATAATATAAATTCAACAAATATTTCTCAAGCTTTGCACAATAAAAAAGCGCAGGTTTCAAAAGGATTTATTTGGAAATTAGATAAAACAAATAATTTACCTTATAAAAAACCAAATAAAGGCAAAGCATTAATTTGTAATGAAACTCAAGAAATATTTAATAATTTAACAGAATGTTCTAATAAAATGAATATAAAATATTGTACTATTAGCAAAGCAATTTTAATGAATAAAAAAGTAAATAAAAAATATTCTTTTAATTGGTATGAAGGTAAATTAATAAATAATTAGAATAATGAAAATTGGAGATAAATTTAAAATAGAAAAAGAAATAAGATATTTAGTAGGAAATGAATATACTGCTTCAGATGTAAATATAGAAGACATAGATAGTATGTTTGATGTAGATGTAGAATATCAAATATTTAATATTAAAGGAAATGTTATATATTTTGATAGTGAAGATGCAACAGGAAATAATTGTTATGTAACAACAATTCAAGAATTAAAAAGAATAGGTATAAATACAAAAACAGAAATTATGAGTGTATATAAAGTAGGAGATGTAGTAAATTTAAAAGATTATTATGGCCCAATTGCAATAGTTAATAACCCTAAAGATTGGTCAGAATCAGATATATATTTAGGAAGTTATGAAATTAAAGGGATTACTAAAACATTAGTTAAATTTGATAAAGTAGATGCATGTTCTAAAAATTGGTGGATATTAAAAAAGAAAGATTTTGAAAGTATATTAATACAAAAAGAAACTAAAAAGATAGTAGGGTATAAAATAATTAAACAATATCCGGGAATGAATATTGATTATTTAGGAGAAATTGTAAGACCAGATTTATTTAAACTTCCTGATGGTAATTACGTACCGGGATTAGCTTTAGAAAATACAGGTGAACCTAAAAATGAAAAATACTATAATAAATCCTTTTTAGGAGAATTTTTTGAACCTATATTTGAAGAAGAATTTAAAGTGGGAGATTATATATATTATTTGAAAAATCTTTCCTATGCTAAGGCTGGAGATGTAGCTAAGATTACAGAAATAACACCTACAT